TTTAAATCTTTTTTAATAATATCTAAAACTTTTTGTTTTAATTTTGGATTATCTGTATCTGCATTATCAAACACACCAACAGCATATCTTTTTCTAGGTACATCTATAATACTTTCTTTTATAAAATCTTTAAATTTTTCTAACATTTCTTTTCTTCTGTAATTCTATTTCCATCCACTTTTTAGCAACAAAGTTTAGGATTGGTGCTCTTACTAGTCCTCTTATTCTATTGTATACTTTTGATAATGTATCTTCACTTACATTATTATTATCAATAACCATAAAATTATTTCTACCAAATGTAGTTTGAAATTTACCAATATTATTTTGTACTGCTTGCCAAGATTTTCTGGTTACATTTTCAGGTACGCTTCTGTATCTAGTTTTATTTCTTTCTAATGCAACTTCTAAACTAGTATTAACAAACATCATATAACAATCGTAACCTAACATATTAAGCAAACTTCTTTGTCTAGTAATAATACTATAGTCTCTACCTGTTGCGTCAATAACTAAACCTAGTCTACCTCTAATATAGATATCCATTTGGTCACCTGTAACCTGTTTTGCTTGTGTTCTTAATGGGTCTCTTAAAGCACTTTCTTTATCAGGCATTTTTAAACTTAATCCTGCCTTCGTTAAATATCTTTCAAATCTTATATCTGAATTTACTAATTTAAGTCCCATACCACCAGTTGTTCTGTTGGTTACATAAGTCTTACCAGAACCAGGTCCACCTGCAAGGAAAAATGCCTTGAATATACCTGGGTCGTAAACTCCTTCTTGTATTATAGACTTAAACTTTTTCATATTTTATAAAAAGTGTACTTTAATGTTATCTCTTCTCCCTTTTTAATATCCTTTAATGTTTGTAAATACCATTTACTATCTACTTCAATCTTTTGACAATTAGGTTTATCACTATGGTTAATAAAACCTCCTAATGGAGTTCTATATAATTCTCTTCCAATTTGAATATGACTTATTCCTAAATCTTCCATCTTATCAATCTTTTTTGTAGTGAATAAACCTTGAGCGTGAATATCACTATCTTGTATTCTTAATCCGTCTGGTAGTGGTTTATAATTACTCACGGACCCAACCGCCACCAAATTCATCTTCGCTAGAATTATACTCTCTAACTTCCGTTTTAATATTATAAGAACCGTTCTTCATTTTGGTTACTTTATCCCTACTCATATATACTTTCTTCTTTTTCTTATCCTTATTCTTCTTTGGTTTCTTCTTTTCTTTTCTTCTAGGACTTTTTTCCTTTAATGAAAAACCAGGTCCTATTAAATTATCCCAAACTTGTTGTGGTGATGATACTTCACCATTACTACTAAAAAATCTCATTATACATCCATCATTGCTGTGTCATCTGTCTCATCTATCATTGCTGTGTCGTCTGTAAAGGTGACATCATTACATTTACAATCATCACATACACATATACCATACTCATCAGCGTGTAATTCATTATCACAATGACACTTATGGTGACAACTTTTACATTTCATACTATCCTTTTACCCAATCCTTGGACACATTGAAGTTTGCTCTACTAAATTCTAATCTATCTACTAACTTAACTACATTACCTACTCTATCTGTAGCAACAAATCCTTCAGGTGCGGTTACCCTATAACCAGTATTTGTTCTAATAAAATGTCCAACACTTTGTATCTGTGCTAACTTTTGTAATAATATATTCTTACAAGTTTGTAATGTTATATAACTTGCAATCGCAAAATATAACGCTGGTTTATTTCTATCAATAAAAAGTAAGTTCATTTCTTTTGCGTCTTTAAATTTTGCTTTACCTTTTGCAGTTTTTCTAGCGTCTATTTCTGCGTCTATAAAGTTTTCGTAATAACTTCTAAAATTCTGTTGTAGTACTTTAACACTTCCTATTGTACCTCTACTATCTCTTACGATAGAATTAAAATAACTTTTTAATCTAAACCCTACTGATATTGGGTCTCTACTATCAAACTCATTTAATAGTGGAGCAGCTTTATTTAAACTACCTTCTGCCATTCTTAACATTGAATTGAATTTAGAAATCTCACCTTTGTTAAAACTAGCACTTCCACTTGCGTCTTTATATTGAGCAGACGGTACCCATACTGAACCACTACGGACTCCTCTTACAAATCCATAAGAAGCACTTAAACTATTCATAGTCTTACCATTATATTGTGTGTGAAAAACTATACCAAATCTTGCTCGTGCAATTTGTCTACCTACTGGACTATCAATAGGCATTGCATATGTGATTGTGTTTGGAGTAAAAGTAATCATAGATTGACCATCTATATTAGCTACTTGTTTATCTTCACTTGTAAACAAACAATCGCCTTGAACAATACCTCTTATACCTAGTTTCTTTAATTCTCTTAAAGCAACTTGTAATTTAGAAGCAACACCACCTGGATGGTTTCTTGCTATGTCTGCTGAAGTGTAATTTATTTTTGGAGTTTTATTGAATACTGATTTAGTGCCGACAAAGAATTTGCCATTTTCTGGATTAGTTCCAGATATAATAGCAGGTGCACCATCCCACTTAACGGTTACATTAACTTTTTTGCTGGTGCTAGCAGATAACATCTTTCGCAAAGATTTTAAAAACGCTATAGCGTTTCTGCCACCTTTGGCACCGTCATTGATTATACTATCTTCTAAATGCTCTAGGTGTGTATTTGTTCCAGAGCTAGAATATCCTTTAAAACTAAACATTTTTTCCCTTCATTTTTTCCATACACAAATAAACTATCCATTAATATACTACTTCACTTCGTTTCTTATATTTATACTACTTTGCGATTACAAATTTACCAGATTGAGGTGACCTACTAGAGGCATATTCTATAAATTTTTGAAGAACTTTAGTATTTAATCTATCTCTTTTACCACCTTCATTACCCTTAAACCACTTGTATATAACTGGCATAACTTCATTCAATAAATGTTCACCACTTAAATCAATTCTTTCTTTTTTATATTCTTCATATTGTTTGTTGCCATTCATACCTTTTGCTGGACCAGTTTTTGGTGCTGGTCTTGCTTTTAAGTCAGCTGACTTCATACCTGTCGTAATGTTATATGATTTATTTAAATCAGCCATTGCTATTGTATAAGCTTTAATACCTTTATCATATGCTGTTAACCAATCTTTAGATAATTTTTTATCAACTAGTGCTAAAATATTACTTATAATAGTTATACTAGAAGTTGACCCACCACGAGCAGGAGAACCAGAAATTTCTATTTCTGCTTTAATTGCTCTATTAGCTCCTGAAGCTCCACCTATTGTGTTAGTATGTGGGTCGTGCCTCATTTTAAGTTTAGAATTTTTATTTTTACTAAAATAAATTTGAATATCTCTGGTTTTACCTGTTTTATATTTTGTGCTCCAATCACTCACTCCATAATATTTAATATCTGCTAGTTCTTTCTCATCTTGTTTTCTATTAAAATTATATTTGTATAAACTTGCTGTCTTAACTGCTTTCTTTAAAGATAAAGGTAATATATCACCACTAGCAACTAAACCATTTACAAGTTTATTTAAATCAATGAAGTCATAACTTTCAATTACTTTTCCTGATCCTTTTGTTGCTGTTGTATTTAATGCGTCTAATTCTTCCTTAACTGATTCTCTTCCTTTATCTGATACAAAAAATATATCTGCAGGACTCCATTTATTAACATCACCGAATTGTTTATCATTATCATTAGCAATTTTAAATAAAGCTCCTATATTTTCCATAGTATTAGCAGAACGGTTTTTATCTGGTTTTGCACCTCTAACATAAACAAAATCTTGCCATTTTGGTTTTTCTATTTTTGTAAATTTTCTATTAATTTCTGATAAAGATGTAATTAGTTTAACAGCAATTATAACAGACGATTCATACCAAGATTGATTTGATGTCAGAAATTTCTCTATATCTTTTAAAGAAAGTCCAGGAGTTTTAAGTTTTCCAAAAGCAGGTGTTATGGTTTTATCTTGTTTTGTCTTAAAATCTTTATACTTTGGATAAGTTTTTAAGTTAAGGACTTTTGATACATTTGTTTTACCCACAAAATCTGCGATAGAACAAAACAATGCTTGAGCCGCTTCTGCTTCTTTAGGTGAATCTGCCATAGTAATATTATTTATATGTAATATTTGGAGCGGGTAGTCAGAATCGGACTGACATCCTCACCTTGGAAGGGTGTAATAATACCATTATACTATACCCGCTTAATCTGGTTGGATATCACAAAGAAAGTGTGGAATACCACCATTGTTTTCCCATACTCTATTCTTATTTTGAAATCTAACTAATGTTCTAGCATCCTGTTCAAAAAAACAATCTTTAACTATAACATTTGTAGGTTTTTCAGTAACCCTCCAATATATCTTACCTTTTTTCTTTACCATAGATTTAATATAATGTAATTTCTCACCTGGTTGCAAAGGTCTGGATTGCTTTTGTTTTAATATGTCAGTATTTTTTCTTGGCATTTTATACTTTGAAGTCAGAAAACTTATCGTACGGATCCACTTTAACTTCCTTCTCCTGATTAGCGTCTACTATATTTTGTGCTTTTTGTTCTACATCATACAATCTCATCTTACTTCTATCAACGCCTATAATAAAACTACGATTGATTGCTGGGTCACTATATCTATTTTTAAGTTGCTTAACTTTCATTTGATTTAATGCGTCTAATTCTTCACTAGCTATAAGAGCAAACATAAAATCTGCTGTTGCTGGTAGACCAAAACTTTCTGCTGTATCTTCTAAACCTATATCTGTTGATGTAAATCCACTTCTTGTAGTTTGTGTTGCTGTGAATATAGGTAATTTAAACTCAACAGCAAGACCTCTTAATTCTTCTGCGATTGCTTTGATATAAAAATAAGATGATATATTACCACCTTTAAATCTACTTGAAGCACATATGTTTAAATAATCTATAAACAATACATCTGGTTTAAAACTTTTCTTTAATGCAAGTTCATTTAATAATGCTTTGAAATGTCCACTATGAGCAGCGGCAGTTGGATATTCTTTAATAATTAATTTACCTGGACCTCTTTTTTTCAATCTTTCAACTCGGTCATCATACATTTGTTTTGGTAATGCGTATAAATCATCTGTGGTTACATCTAATAAGTTTGCGTCTATTCTTTCAGCAATTCTTTCTTCTGCCATTTCTAAAGTAATATATAAAACATTTTTACCTTCTAATAAACTTGAAGCAGCAAGGTGGCACATAAACAAAGACTTACCTACACCAGTTCCAGCAAGACAAACATTAAGCGTCTTCTGTGGAACACCACCTTTAGTTATTCTATTAAAATATTGTAAGTCAAAAGGAAGTCTTAATTCCTTCCTATGGTAATAATCAAATCTTGCGTCTGCGTCATCCAAATAATCGTGCCCAATATGATTATCAAAAGATACAGCAAGAGCTTCAGATAAAATGCCAGGAATGGCCTCTGGAGTTCTTTTCTTGTCTTTTCCATCCAAGATTTTAATGCCGTGAAGTACTGCATTGTTAACCGCCTTGTCTTTACAGAATCTCTCCGTAGTGTCAAGTAACCATTGTAAATCAACTTTAGTTGGAGTTAATCCATTTATTGTTGTTTTTATAGCCTTAAATTCTTCCTCATTAATATCCTTACGATTATTTAATTCTATTATCAAGGTCTCTTTGGTCGGAAGATTATTATATTTATTTACAAAGTCATCTATACAAGCAAACATAATTTTGTCTGACCTTGTACCAAAGTATTCATCCTTTAAAAAAGGTATTGCTTTTCTTGTATACTCCTCATTAAAAATTAAATTACTTAATATTGTATCTTCTAATCTATTTGTCATCTAATAATGTTCCAGCTTCTAATTTTTCTTCCATAATTTCAATTAATATATCTCCAATATACTTTATAAAACCTGGTTGGTCTTTATCTAAATCTAATTCATCTGGTTTCTTTAATAAAGTCCACTCAAATTGCAAAGGCATTTTGCCATTGTCTAATGGTTCCTTACTAAATTGTACCTTACCATATCTGTAAATAACATCTTTGTATATACCTTCAACGAGTTTTATACAACTAAAATCGTCTCCTGGTCTTTGAGCAAAGACATATCTTTTATCCGTAGAGGAATTGTTTTTTTGCTTGTTCATCTATCTTCTGTAATACTTCTTTTGTAAAATACTTTTCTGGATTGTCATTAATAGATTTACCAAATGCTTTTGTACCATCTGGCGTTTCATATCTTGTAGATATTTTCTTAAAGATACCACCTGCTTCTGCAATGTCTAATAAACCATAGTACCTATCTAATCCTTTTTGATAAGTTAACATTACATCAACTTTGGCATTTTCTTTTGTTAATCTACTTTTATAATTTTTACAATGAATAATATTACCGACAACTTCTGTGCCGTCTTTTAATTTTCTTCTGCTTAGATAAATGATTGATGAAGCAGCGTACTTTAATCCGTGACCGCCACCCATTTCTTTTTGTGGAAACATTGAACCTATAACATCATAAGTATGATTGGTCATAATCATAGGTATATNTGCTTTGCCTAACTTCAATGTTAATACTCTAAATGTAGACTTCACAATTTGAGACCTTGTCATATCTCTGGTCTCTTTACCTTCTGCTGTGTCTGCCATTTCTTTTGTAGTAGATAGCATACCTAAACTATCTAATACGAACATAATTGGTTTTCGTTTATCTTCAGCTTGTTCTAGGTATTTGTCAACTACTTTTATTGATTGTGTTCTGAATTCTTGTACGGTTGAAACTGGTACTACTACAAATCTTTTACTATCAATGCCTCTATCTTCAATCATATTTTTAGATACAGCACTTTCACTTTCAAAGTAAATAACACCTGCGTCTTTATTGGCGTCTAAAAAATGTTTACAGATACCTAATGCAAAAAATGTTTTTCCTGTAGCAGCTTCTCCTGCGATTGCAGTAATTTTATTGCCAGGCATTCCACCGTATATACTTCCTGATAATAAAGCGTTAAGAGAATAACAACCTGTATCTACA